TAGATATAGCTACTAATAAAGAAAGTTTAGTTAGATGGAAAAGAGAAGCGTCTAATATTTACAAAGAACAAGCTAAATCAAAATCTAAATATATTCAGGTAAGGCAAATTCTTGAAGAAGCTAACTTATTAAAAGATAGGTCTTTCTTCTTTCCTCACCAAATAGATTTTAGGTCAAGAGGTTATCCAAAACCTGCAATGTTATCTCCACAAGGTGCTGACTATTCTAGAGCATTACTTAAATTTAAGTATGGAAAACAAATGAAAGAGAATAGTAGTTTTGATAGTTTTGCAATCGCAGGTGCAGGATTATTTGGAGAAGTAGATAAAGAAGACATTCAAACAAGATTAGATTGGGTTAAAGATAATATGCAACGATTTATAAATTGTGCAAAGAACCCACTAGAAGATACTTATTGGTCACAAGCTGATAAATCTTTTTGTTTTCTTGCTTGGTGTTTTGAACTCAAAGACTTTGCAGAAACAGACTTTGACGCTAGTTTTATAACTACACTACCAATACAATCAGACTGTAGTAATTCTGGTTTACAACATTATTCAGCAATGATGAGAGACGAAATAGGTGGTAAAGCTACTAATCTAATTCCATCAAATAAACCTGAAGATGTTTACAGAACTGTATCTGAAAAAGTGATAGAAAAATTGGAAGTAAATCCTGACCCACTAGCTAAGATGTGGTTAGATTATGGTGTAGACAGAAAGCTATGTAAGAAACCTGTAATGTGTTTACCATATTCTTTAACTCAATATTCCTGTAGGCAATATCTGCAAGACCACGTAGAAAAAGAATTAAAAGAACGTGGAGTACAACATAAATTCGGTAGTGATTTATTTAAAGCTACTAACTTTCTTCAACCAATTGTTTGGTCAAGTATTAATGATGTAATAGTTGGTGCAAAAGAGATTATGGATTTTTTGAAAAAAGTATCTCGATTAGTTGCTTCAGAAAATCTACCAGTGACTTGGACAACACCTTTAGGATTTCCAGTACAGATGATGTGTTATAAAAAAGAAAGTAAAAGAGTGAAGACTAAGATGGGAGACAGTATAATTAAATTATCTATACAATCAGATACTGATGTAATTGATAAAAGAAAAACTGCACAATCTATTTGTCCTAACTTTATACATTCTCTTGACGCTAGTGTTTTACATTTAGCAGTTGTTAAAGCTAAACAAAAAGGAGTGACTAACTTTAGTTTAATTCACGATAGCTTTGGTTGTGTAGCACCTGATGTAGATATGTTGTCAGAAGCTATAAGAGAAGCATTTTGTGAAATATATGAAAATGATGTTCTTGCTAACTGGGCGATGGAAATGAGACAAATGCTTTCTTATAAGAATATGAAGAAATTTCCTAATATTCCTGCAAGAGGAAACTTGGATTTAGCTTTAGTAAAGCAAAGTGTCTTTTTTTGCGTCTAGACCTTTGCACTTGTGCAAATAAAGTTCCACTTATGGCTACATAAACGAAGCCAAATTATAGGAGTATAATATGCAACCAACAACAAACATAAGTGTTGTCGGAGAAGCTATTTATCCTCACCTAAATAAACCTGATGTTCGTTTTAACGAAGCAGGTGAATATAAGGTGACCTTGAAGGTCGCTAAATCAGACGCAACTGAAATGTTGAAGTTATATACTTCAGCTTTAGATGACAGTCTTAAATTAGCTGAACAAAACCATAAAGGTAAAGGGATTAAAAAAGCACCGAAACCTTATACAGAAGAAGGCGATTACGTTTTCTTCAAATTCAAAATGAAAGCAACTGGGGTAAACCAGAAGACTAAAGAAAAGTTTTCACAAAAACCCCAATTGTTTGACGCAAAGAAAAATCCTATTCCATTATCTACGATAATATGGGGTGGTTCTAAAATGCGTGTCGCTTACAATTTAGTATCTTACTTTACGCCAATGTTAGGCGCAGGTATTACTGCTAGATTAAAAGCAGTACAAGTTATCGAACTTGTTGAGGGAAAAGATAGCAACCTTTTTGAAAAAGAAGATGGCTATGAAGCAACACCCAAACCAGAAGTTATCTCAAATGAAACGTCAGAAGTTCAAGAGAGTAAAGACTTCTAGTGGTGTTGTCCTAAAATCAGGTTTGGAAGAAGAAGTCTTTAATTACCTAACTAAGCAAAAGATTAATTTTACTTACGAAGGAATGAAGATTACTTACTTCCAACCTGAAATTAAGAAAACATATACACCTGATTTCCCAATAAAGAATTTTTTCATTATAGAAACTAAAGGTGCTTTTAATTCTGCAGATAGAAAAAAGATGAAGACTATTAAATTGCAGAACCCAGAATTAGATATTCGATTTATTTTTTCGAACTCAAAAACTAAAATAGGTAAGAAGTCTAAAACTACTTATGGCAAGTGGTGTGAATTATTTGGATTTCGCTATCACTGTATTCAATCAACAAAACAAACCTTTCCACAAGATTGGTTAATAGAAATTAAAGGTAAATAAAATGGCAAGACCAGAAACTAAATATATAGTTATCCATTGTTCTCAAACGAGACCGTCACAAAAGATAGGTGCTAAAGAAATAGATAGATGGCATAGAGAAAGAGGTTGGTTAAAAATTGGTTATGGTAAAGTAATCAAAAGAGACGGTACTGTTGAACAAGGTAGAGGTGATGATGAAATACAAGCTCACGTTAAAGGATATAATCACTGCAGTTATGGCTTATGTCTTGTAGGTGGTGCTAAAGAAGAAAATTGGAAAGAGGAAGAAGATAATTTCACTGGTGAACAGTGGGAAGCATTAAAGAAAACTTTAGAAGAATTATTATTAAAATACCCAGACGCACAAATTGTCGGTCATCGAGACTTAGACGAAAGTAAATTTTGTCCTTCGTTTAGTGTAAGAACATATTTACTTAACGAAGATATTAAGGGTTATAAGTTCCAAGATGGCTTGACTGATGAAGCTGATTTACAGGAGATGGAACTTGAAGACCAATCCTGAAGAAAAGTTTCTTCATCACGCACCTTGTGAAAATTGTGGTAGCCGAGACAATCTCGGAGTTTACGAGAACCATACTTATTGTTTCGGTTGCCACGATTATCAAAAAACAACTGGTGTTCTACCAGAACAAATTCAAACAAAAATTAATACAGATATGATAAATGGAAATTACAATAGATTAGATAGACGAAATATAGACGAGGAAACTTGTAAAGTATTCGATTATCAGCAAGGCGAATATGATGGAAGACCAGTTCAAATCGCTAATTACTATGACAAGCATTATAACAAGGTAGCGCAAAAGCTACGATTTCAAGATAAAACTTTTAAGTGGCTTGGTGATACTGATAAAATTACTTTATTCGGTCAGCAAAACTGGCGTGATGGTGGAAGAACAATAGTTTTAACAGAAGGCGAATTAGATTGTCTTAGTGTATCAAAAGTAAATTCAAATAAATATCCTGTTTGTTCTATACCTTCAGGAACTGCGTCAGCTAAAAAATATATAAAACAAGAATTAGAATGGTTATCTAAATTTGAAAAGATAATCCTAATGTTTGACACTGATGAAGCAGGAATGAAAGCTAGTGTTGAATGTGCAAATATTTTACCAGTAAAAAAATGTTTCATTGCTAAACTTCAAGGTAAAGACGCAAGTGAATTATTACAAAAAGGTAAAGGTAATAAAATTATAGACGCAATCTTTGAAGCTAAACATTACACACCACAAGGTATTATTGAAGGTAATGATACAAAAGATTTATTATTAAAAGATGATTATGTTGAAAGTGTTCCATATGTATTTGATGGACTAAACAAAAAACTATCAGGTATCAGACCTAAAGAATTAGTTTTACTATGTGCAGGTTCAGGAACTGGTAAGTCACAAGTTTGTAGAGAACTAGCTTTTGATTTAATTAATAAAAATAATAAAGTTGGATATATTGCTTTAGAAGAAAGCGTAAAGAGAAGTGTAAGAGGTTTAGTATCTCTTGCAGTAAACCAACCAATACATATACCAGAAGTTAGAAAAAAGATTTCAGATAAAGATTTAATTTCAGCGTGGGAAAAAATAAAAGACAAGGTATGCTTTTATGACCACTTTGGAAGTTCAGACAGTGATGACCTATTAAATAGAATTAGATTTATGGTTCAAGGTCTTAACTGTAAATACATTTTCTTAGACCATATCTCCATTGTTATATCAGGAATTTCTGAGGGTGATGAGAGACGTAATATCGACAACTTAATGACTAACCTAAGAAAGTTAGTTGAAGAAGTTAATTGTGGAATGTTTGTTGTTTCACACTTGAAAAGAGTGGACAGTAAAACAGGACACGAAGAAGGTATACAAACGTCACTTTCACACCTCAGGGGTTCTCATTCACTTGCACAATTATCAGACGCAGTGATTGGTTTTGA